TGTTTCTAATAAAATACCTTCTGTAGATTTAACAGAAGTTACTGATAACTCAGCGGACTCTAGTAATTGGTAATAGACTTTAAGAAATTCAGCAAACTTTGGATGTTCACTAACTATAAATTCAGGTAGTTGACCAGAGAGTATTGTAGAAATCTTATCATTAAATTTTGCCATTTGTCATTAATAACTGGAAGTAGTTGTGTATCCCACACCTGCCTCAGCACTTCCTCCTACAAAACTATCGGCAGTAACAGTTACAGTTGAATTTGCAATATCCATTTCTACAATTTGGTCTCTAACTGGAACAACATCATTAGAACTTGGTGTTACTTTTAATTCAACTACTGTTGAAGTTGTGCCTCTAATATTTGATATACTAGCTATGTTCATTGAATTGATTGTTATTTCACCTGTACTATAATTAATAGTACCTTGCGTTGAATTTAAATAAGATTTTACTCCACTTGAATAATAATATAATCTTACATTACCTGCGCCGTCATCATCAAAAAAGCATTCGTTATCATTACCATCTACTTTAAATCCTGATGAACTTAATATTCCACCTGAACTTGCTAAATGTCCTTCGTGTGGATTATATAATGCATTTCTAAAATAGATACTATATTTTGAAGATGTTAAAAGTATTGGTTGGAAAGATTTTCTTATTTTAACAGTTGTTATGTTTGATAAAATACTATCATCTGAACTATCAATCAAACCTGTAACTTTTGAATATCTGAATACTGAATCAAACTTTTGTAAAGTAGAAGCATTATAAGCTATTAACTTATCAATAACATCTGCCTTTATAGTATCAGCAGTTTTTGCTGTTGCCTTTGCGTCATACTTAACATTTGAAGTAATTAATACAGAAGTTGTTTCTGGATCTTTTATAATAGGTCTTACTGAAGCAACATTGTATGGTTTTAATTGAGTTACTATATCTGCTTTTGATGTATCTGATAATACTGTTCCTGATTTTGCTTTGATTGAAATATTAACAACACCATAAGTTGGAGTTTCATCATCTTCACCACCCCACGCACTTACTGATAATGCATTTGGATAAATTGATTTAACCAACGTTTCATAATCAGTTGCTGTAACTGCTCTATCTTGAGCGGCATATTGTAAAGGTGCATTAAATTTTATTGAAGCATTTGTTTCTGCAATTGCACCACCTGAAGAATTTGATTCAGTTGTTATAGTTACGTTTGTAAATCCACCAACGTTTCCTGATAATGCAAATTTTGAAGCACCATTTGAATTTACTGTATTAGTTACAATATATTCCATTATTATAATATTACCATCTTCTAATTTTTTACCTGTTATACCATCACCAAAATAAATTTCATACTTATTACTTGAACCTTCTTGTATAAAATATGCTTTTGTATTACTTGATACATTATTATAACCACCTGCTAAAGAATACACACTTTGCGTTGAATCTGTATTACTATTTTGAACTGTAATTTTTAAAGTTGAAGTATCTGCAAAAGGACTAGGTATAACAAATTTCTGGTCAGTATCAGTTGAGTCATACGTATATTTAAATGTAACCAATGTTCCTTCATAAAGAGGTACATTTTCTAATTTATAAACTCCATTTACTGGTGTAATTGTTATATCTTCATTAGTTACGTATTCATAATCAACTGCTTCAACTGTAGTTGTGAACATTGTTCCCTTCTGCATTGTAACAGACGAACCAGTTCCGTTATTAATAAGAATATCAATAGCCGCTCTTGGTGCTCTAGGAGATGTAGGAGTATATCCTAACATCTTTGCTAATGAAACAATATTTTTTCTAATATCAGCACTATCCAAATACATTTCATTAGTTGACATATTGGCAATGTATGACAAGTAGTGAGTGTTATAAGATAGTACATCTAATAAAATAGATAAACCAGCACCTTCAAAATCGTAATCTTGAAATTGTGTTTGACTTTGTAAAAATGATTTTAAATTTGATTTGATTAAATCAAAATCTAATTCTGATACTTCTAGTTTATGTTGCGCCATCTTATCTTAACCTTTGTAAAATTATTGAAACTGATTGTGGATTTGGTACACCTATAATATTAAAATGTATTTCTACATCTAATCTATTATCATCTACATTTCCCCCTGGTGCTGCCGTTAAATCATCTGCTTCTGAACCTTCTTCAAAAGAATCTCCATTTATTATAATACCAGTTAATTTGATTCTAGGTTCATTATTAATTAAACACTCTTCTATTTTTCTTTTTAAAAATACATTCATTACTGGAGTATAATTTTCAAAAAGCAATCCTCTTATACCACAACCTAATTCTGGATGGAAAGGTCTTTCATAGAAATTTGTTTGTACTAAATTCTTTACAGACCTTTTTATTGCTATTGCGTCTTCAACAACATTAACGTCATTAGTTATTGGATTTCTACCAAAGTCTAAATCTATATCTCTAAACTTCCTAGACTGCCTAGTACTAGTACTTTTAACGTGTGCTGTATAATCGTTTAAGAATGCTTGATTTTGTGCCATAACTGTAATATTTATACAGTTTAGCCCGCTCTTACAGTAGTAGAACCTTTAATTAATTGTCCTGCGTCTGCGCTATCACCAATTCGTGATACAGGTAATCCTACAACTCTAACTGTAGAACTTCCTACATTAACCATCATCACGTGTGCTGGACAAAAAGGTGGTGGTGGTGCTGGGTGTACTACAGTTTTATCTGTTTTTCTTGCTATAACAATATTATTTGCTCTTACAGTAGATTGTGTTGGAGTATCTAACGTAGTTACTCCAGCACAAGTGTGTCCTGTTGTTAATTGGTCGCCTTTTCTACTGATACCTGGCATTGCTTTATGCTAATATCCAAATTAGAACTACTAATATTAAAACGTATACTGGAACTTTAGTTTCAGTTAACCATTTTTTTGCGTCTTTTAAATATTCTATCATTTTACCTCTATTTTACCTCCAGCAGACTCAATATCTGCCTTAATTTTTTCTGCCTCTTCTTTTGCTTGGTCTTCGGCAATAATTGAAGGACAACCTTCTACAAAATTCTTTGCTTCAAGTAGTCCCATATCTTTAAAAGCTCTAATTGCTTTAATTACACTAATTTTTTTATCAGGATCAAAACCTGTTAGTGTAATTTTGAATAAAGACTCTTCTTTTGCTTCTTCAACTGGTGCAGGTGTACTCATTATAGCATTTAAATCTAAACCCCAAGTCTTTTCAAGTTTTTTTGCTAATTCACCCGCTTCAATAACTGTTAATTTACCCAATTGTTCTACTAACGTATCAATATTACTCATAATTTACTTTCCTAATTTGTCTTTTCTACCAATAGGTAGTTTTTGCCACTTGGTCATCTCTTGACCTTTCTTACTTATCCACTCAATAAAGATTAATGGCGTTTTTACTTTATTTTGGAAAGATTTAACTGCCTTTTTCCAACTCGTAGCAGATATTTCTTGATTTATTTCTTTATTATCTGTAAATTTAAACTTTTTTTCTTTTGACATTCTGTTTATTCCTTTTCGCACTACATTTTTTATCATCACATCTACAATATTTACAGATTTCCAATTTTCTTGCTTCCATCATTTCGTACTTTGGCTTTCCGCAATGGGATTCTCTCCCACAATTGTTGCAATAAGTCATAATATAGTATTTATACTAAAAATCGCAAAGGTAAACTGCTTCCCGATTCGGAAATTTGTCTATATCATAGGAAAATCTGCAATTATGAACGTTTCCACAAGAAACTAGAACAAAAAGCGAACACACAACTAAAAAAACCTTGATTTTTCTCATTTTTTTTGAATTTTTCCCTTGACTTTCCTAAATTTTTAGTGTATATTTAACGTATAAGTTGAAAAGGAGAACATTATGAAAAAACTACTTGAATATTTAACTATCATTTTATCAATAGTAGGTACTTTCTGTTTAATCGGTGCTGTCGGCGCAATTGACGGCGGTTATAACGGAGTTCCAATGAACGATAATTGGTTTTTATGTGGTACTTTGTCATTGTTAGGAATTGCTATGTTTATTTTAGCATTATACTCGCAAACGTTGTATTCTGAACAAGACTAACCACTAGATTTTAATAAATAGCCTATCTCTATTCCTAGCTCACTTGCTTTATCAATAGTTTTAGATGATTTTGAATAGAATCTATCTTTACCATCTGGTGAAAATAGTTCTGCTTCAAGATTAATCGTATTACCATCAATATTTGCAAATACACCTACCGCTGTATCACAATCTCCTTCTATAATTTTTAAAACGTTTCTTTCTGCCTTAACACAATTGTGTGTTTCTGTATGATTAACACTTTTTAATAACTCAATTATCTCTT